GGTTTTACTTTTCCTGAACAAACGGCACTGGCGTACATATTGGCATAAGCTGATGGATAAACATCAAACTTACGTTTTGCTGCTGCTTTACCTTTTGCACAGAGTTTTGCCATTATTTTTTCTTCCTCGTTACAACAATTTTACCGTCTTTCTCTTGAACTTTCATACCTGCATTTTCAGTATGTTTTTTCAATTGACGATATTTTTCTGAAACTGTTAAACGTTTTGCCATTATTTAACTTTACCACCTTTTTTCATAAAGCCCATTTTGTTTCTAACTGATTTGGGTAATTTTTTTAGTCCCTTTTTATTTGCCGGGACTGGTTTTAGTTTTTTCATTTTTTTACTTCCTTTAGATACTTGTTTTTGCATTTGGGATCTAGAGATAGACATTATCTACCCTGACCTCTATATTTTTTAAAGTTACGTCGTTTATGTTTATTCATGGTAGACCAACTGATTCTACCATCTCCGATTGTAGTTTTCTTGACTACATGTTCTATTAAATTATTTGCTACTTGTTTCTTCATGTTCACATCCCGCACATTCACACATGCAGGTTTGTTCGCAATGACACATACATCCGCATTTAATGCATTTCGTCATTTTGTAATTTTCTTAGACTTCTCAAAAGTCCTAAGTCCGGCCATGCCTAAAAGTGCCATGACTAAAGGCATTAATTGTTCCATATTCATTTGAGGAAGAGGACCAACATCAACTTGAAATATTCCTAAAAAGAACACGATAAAAGGTTTAAGGACAAATTCGAAAAATATGGCCAATGCCGCACTAAATCCAATGAGGGGCCTCCAAGAACGTTGCAGTAAACCTGAAATATCGGTAGCTGTAGACTGAGCATCGGCTAAATTAATATCCATTTGTTTAGAATTAATTTCATTTTCAAGTTCTTGTAGCTTAATCCTAATTTGACCTTTTTCCTCTTCAGACGTATGAACACTGTCGATTACTTTACCGACAGTGTCCACTAAAGATCCGCCTAAAATCTTAGATAACATTAATTAGATATACTGAGCGATTACCCAACCAATAGCAATACCAACGACAAGCCATTTTTTCTTGGGGTGATCATTCCACAATTGTTTGATCTTATCCATTTTTACCTCCTTAGTACCACTTGGCACTACGTTTTTTCTCAGATAGCATGCGTCTTTGTCCGCCTACTCTCTCAGACTGTGTTTCAGAAGGATTAGTCATCTCTACAGGGACGCCACCCTTCTTATAACCATCTTTGTTTACAAATTTTGAATGGTCAACTACTTTTTTACTCATATTTAGCTCCTTTTCTTTTTATTTTTATTCTTCTTACTCAAACCTGCTTCACTTAAAGCGATAGCAATCGCTTGTTTTCGCGATGTTACCTTCGGTCCCTTCTTAGAACCACTACGAAGACTACCAGATTTAAATTCCTTCATCACTTTTTTGACTTTTTTCTCTTTTTTATCCATTTCCACCTCCAATTATCTTCATGTCTTGAATACCTAGTTTAGCAAGAGAGATTCCAGCACGCAACTTCGCATTTTCATCGTCTTGTTCAAGTTTTTCATGCTTAAATTGTTGGTCTTGGACCAATTTTGCTCGATCAATTTCTATTTTTTGTTCTGCTTCTTTAGCTTTTTGTTCATTTTCACGAGCTCGAAGGTCTAATTCTTGTTTTTTAAGCTTAGTTAATGGGTCATCATTGACATCACCATAGATTTTGTTTTCTTCTTCCATATAATCTCTGGTCATTTCTGCAATTAACTGTGCTTTTCTTGATTCAATACCCATCATTATCTTTTGAACTTCTATTTGAAGCTGTGGTTGTGTTTGAATTTGTGCTTGCATTTGTTGTAATTGTAATAACTCATCTCTAAATTCTAATTCAATTTGTTCCTGAGCCATTAAAGTGATGTGTTCTAAAATATTTTTTTGTATAGCTGATACCATAGCTGGGTTATTTCGAACTAAAATAGTTCCCATAAAACTTAAGTGAGCATCAATGTGAGCTTTGTGGTCTTGTTTCGGAAAGGCTTGAAAAACTTTACCACCCATCGCTTGAATATGTTCCATACTTGGATCCATTGGTTGCGGTGGTTGAGGTGGGGGTAAAATTAAATCGACATTCTTCACTCCAATCGCTTCATACATACTACGATAGGCTTGATACAAATTGTGAATTTGAGGATTAGTTTGAGCTAATTGTAATTGTGTTTGAGCTAAACTAATACGTTGTGCTTGAGAAAAAATATTCGGATCGGCAATCGGTAAAATATCAATACGCTGATCAAAGTCTTGTTGCTTGATGACTCGCTGTCCTCCGACGACTTCATAAGGATATTCAGGAGGTAAATACAAACTGAACACTCGGGCCAACATTTTAAATTCGTTTTTCAAAGAAACATAGAGCCTCTTATGAATGGATGACATCACACGAGAACCGCGTTCTAATAAAGCAATGGTTGTTCCTACTGCTGCGCCTTGATTACCATCCCCGACTTGCATATCCGCAATCGATGCAAAGCGTTGTCCGGCTTGCACCACAATACCCATTAATTGTAAAAGGGTAGCGGAAGGTTCTTTAAAGGGTAAAGGTAAAAAAGCTTCTCGTAAATTTCCATTCGGAGCATCGACATCACGAAACTCACCCGGAGTTAACGATTGAGCATCATCACGAATACGCAGCCCTCTGACCTTAAATCCAGAGGGAAGATTAGATAATGTTCCAGCGTCTAGTAATTGGCGGAGAGCTGCCGTAGCGGTTCTAGACAAACCGCCAATCATATGAATTAATCCAAAACCATAAAATCCTAATCCTGGCAAAAACTTGAAATGCGTAAAGTAATCAATTCTTGCTTTCTTCATATCTTCGGGATCGTAGTTTCGTTTAATCGATAAGACTTGTCGACTTCCTTCTTCAATCGTGACAATGTAAGGAAGTTTGATTCCTGTGGGCTCACCAGTCTCGCCACTCATATCCTCGAATCCTTCAAGGTCTAAGTCGACGTGACATTCCAATAAGGTATACATATCCGGATCTTTTTCCGTTTTGCGAATACCTTCTAGCTCTCGTTCTTTTTGAGCAATTTCGTCATCTTCACTGTAAGGGTCTCCTAAATCGATATCTCGATAGAAGCCACTCACTTGTTGTTTTCGTAAATCGTTTTTTGAAATATGGACTTTGTGAATAATCGCGTCCGCATCGTCAAGCGATGTTGCTGAGTACGGCACTAGCAAATCGTCAGCCGGTACAAATTTAGAAACGGCTCGATTTAAAATCGAATCGTAATACACTTTTTTAAAAGTGGAACCGGACAAGGGAAGATAAAAAAGCATTTGATCAAATTCGGGTTCATACTCTTTCATCTCTTGCATGAGCTGATAGTTCATGAATTCTTTCACGCGCTCGGCTTGTTGTTCTTTTTGAGGAGACGGTGCGCCTACTTGTTGAGTACGCACCGGTCCGTTGGCGGGTAATAACTCTTTGTATGCTTGCGCTTGAAACTGGGTAACGGCTTCGGCTAACACGGGATGTGTTGCTCCGGATGCGCCTTGAAAAGGTTCAGTTCGGTCTTCGTATTTAAATCCTAATAAATCTAATCCTTTGGTATAGGTTTGTTCCCAATCCTGTCTCGACATTTTGTAATCGAGATATAAATCTTTTAACTCACTGCCAATCTCATCTAAATACGCTTCATCTAAAAATTCCGCTAAATTGGCAAAGTGCTCTTGTCCGCCTTCCATGGAAATGGTTTCGGGATCGAAAGAAATTTCGACGCCTCCATCTTCGGTCTCTTCCATCCGAGGAGCGACTTGATCGAGTTGTTGTTCTTTTTCTAATTCTTTGGTAACCGCCTGCTCTAGTTCATCACCAGATATCTGCAAGACTGTTTCTTCTTGTACCTCATTGGGTAAGGATTTATCTATTTCCGCCATTTGATTATTCTACTTGTTTTTAAATAAAGAAGCAACACCCTGGGACATCGGTCCGCGTTCCGGGGGTATTGTTCTTGTTAGATTCATAAGTCCACCATTTGCCCCATATTGACGAACAATATCATCTACTTCACCAGAACTAAATCCAGCCAACTGAGCATATCGTTGTAACATTTTTTGATAATCGGTTAATTGCGTTGAGGTATCTGGTGGGGTATCCGATGTGGTATCACCACCACCGCCGCCGCCTCCACCTTGATCTTGTTCAGAAAAATCAATAACACGAGGAACGTCTGATTCTCTTATAGGTAATCCTGTCATAGGGTCAATACCCACACTTTCAGCACCTAAGGCTCGAGGGGAAGAAGGTTGAATAGGAATTGCTTGACCTGTCATAGGGTCGATCCCTACACTTTCAGCACCTAAGGCTCGAGGGGAAGAAGGTTGACTTGCTCCCGTTGATGAAATCGGAGTTGTTGTTAATTCTTCAATGTTAATATCTCGAGGAA